TATCGCAACTATGTGGCGATAGATATGCCAGACGAGGCCAAGACGGCTTTGGATGAGCAGCAGGCCGCATCGGTGCGGGATCAGCGCAACAGGCTCCTGGCGGAATCCGATTGGACGCAGCTTCCTGACTCGCCGCCTGATGCTTTAACCTGGGGTGTTTATCGCAAGGCTCTGCGTGATATTCCTTCCCAGCCTGGGTTCCCCTGGGATATTATCTGGCCGGAGGCTCCGCAATGACGATCCCGCGCGACTTATCCAATCTGGCACCTGGGGTTAATACCAGCGGGGTTCTGGGCGTCAGCAAGGGCGGCTCTGGCGCCACCACGTTGACGGGTGTGCTGAAGGGCAATGGCACCTCTGCGTTCACCGCAGCCACGGCTGGGACGGATTATTTGGCTCCTCCAAGCGGCACAGCTATCCTCAAGGCAAACTCCGGTGGAGCTTTAGCTAACGCCACGGCTGGAACGGATTATGTCGCGCCGGGTACTGCCACCACGTTTACCGCCACGCAGACGTTCAATGGGACGAGCAGCACCTTGGCCGCTGTTCTGACGGATGTAGCAGAGCTAATTACCATCAGCGCCACGGCTGCCACTGGCACCATTGCTTACGATGTGACGACACAGAGCGTTCTGTATTACACCAGCAACGCATCAGCCAATTGGACCGTCAATTTCAGGGGGTCTTCCGGCACATCATTGAACACGCTGCTTTCCACGGGGCAGTGCATTACGGTTGCGTTCTTGGTAACGCAGGGTGCTACGGCGTATTACAATAACGTGGTTCAGGTGGATGGATCGACAGTGACGCCAAAGTATCAGGGTGGCACGGCTTGGACGGCAGGCAATGCGTCAGGTATTGATGCTTATACCTACACCATCATTAAGACCGGCAGCGCCGCGTTTACGGTGCTGGCTTCGCAGACGCAGTTTAAGTGAGGTTGAGATGGCACCTACTGCGATAACTCTTGGAGCGGCAAGCGCAAGGGGGTTTGGGGCTTTTGCTTCTTTGGGCGGCGGGTATTGGATTGGAAATTTATTCACATCAAATGCAAGCCCAGGATATTCCATCACGGCTGATTCAGTAGGGAATGCGTATGCTGTTGGCACTACAAACTCAAATGGCGGGTTTGTATTAATAAAAATAAATCCATCTGGGGTTATACAATGGCAAAAAAATGTATTTTTTAATGGGCTTGGTGTCTCTGTTGCTGTTGATTCATCGGGGAATCCACATATTTGCGGATACTTAAATAATGGCTGCGATTTAGAAATGAGGTTTGCTAAATTAGATACTTCTGGCACACTTCAACTTCAGAGAAGTTATAATACCGGCGGACAGAATGATTATGCTTATTCCATCTCTGTTGATTCTAGTGGGAATATATATGTTTTTGGTCTTGGAGTTGCTGCTTTTGTAACATTTAAAGTTAATTCCTCTGGAACAATGCAATGGCAGAGGATATTGTCTGGGACTGGCGCAGAAGGCATCTCAATGAGCGCCGATTCGAGTGGTAATGTTTATGTTATTGGAAAAGTTGTGCCTGGATACGCTACTAATGCAGTTTTTGTAAAATATAATACGTCAGGCACCTTGCAATGGCAAAGGCAACTTTCACCCGGTGGCTCTAATGTCTTTAATGGACAGGGAATTACAGCAGATTCTTCTGGTAATGTTTATATATGCGGATATTCAAATGTGACTGGCTTTAACGGCTTTTGTGTTGCAAAATATAATTCATCAGGAACCCTACAATGGCAAAGACTTTTGTCTACAAGTTACTCTATGGCTGCCTTTTCTATTGCATCGGATTTTTCTGGGAATGTTTATATTTGTGGACAGGGTAATGTCAATTCAGGAAGCAATGCTCTTGTTATTGCAAAGTATAATACTTCAGGAGTTATTCAATGGCAAAGATATTTACGATCAACGGCTGGCGAAATTTATGGTAGGTCAATTTCTGTAAATTCAAAGGGGGATGTTTTTGTGCTTGGCTCTGGATCAAAAAATGGGTTTAATAGTTTTTTCATGGCTAAATTGCCCTCTGATGGATCAAGAACGGGAACTTATACTCTTGATGGAGCTACAGTAACCTATGACGCGACATCTGCTACAGATTCAGCATTAACTTTCACAAGTTCTACTTCTACTTTAACAGACTCTACTACATCTCAGAATTATTATGATCCCGCTTCTGCCGCCAACAACAGCGCGCTAAGTTACAATTCGGTGATAATATGACAGCTTACATCAACATTAAAACAAATGAATACCCTCGCCACCAGGGCGATATTGAACTAAGTCCAAACGATCAGTTTGAACTTGTTCATTGGGTTGATCTTCCCGAGTATAATAGTGACACGCAAGTTTGTTACGAAGGGAAGCCTGAACAAATAAATGGGAAGTGGACAATGGTTTGGATTGTCCGAGATTTAACGCAAGAAGAAATACAAATTCGTGAAGAAATAAACAAAACCATCTTGTCTCGTGAAAGCGAAAATTTGACCGCATCAGGCGCAGCCCCAGATGTTATCTAGTAAGCCCATAAACCACGGTGATCTTCGTGGGTCTGTTTATGATTTTGCGGATGCTGGTGACATCCTGGACAAGCACAACCATGACGAAAATACAGTCCACATTACCATCGTGGCGCGGGGAAAGATCAAAGCCTATTCCCATGATTGGTCCGTAGAAGCAGAGGCGGGGAAAATACTTGATTTCCGCCCGCATGAGCCGCATGAGATCATGGCGTTGGAACCCAACACGCGGATCGTCAACATTCAGAAGAAGATGGCGCCATGACCCAGGACATGATCAATGCTGGCATAGGCATAGTCGGCACAGTCTTTGGCTGGGTCTTGCGTGCCATCTGGAATGCCGTGACGACATTGCAGGCTGATCTCAAGGAAATTGAGCGCGAGCTTCATACATCATACGTCAGCAAGGACGATTACCGGCAGGATATCCTTGAGGTTAAGGACATCCTGAAGCAGATTTTTGATAAGTTGGACAAGAAAGCAGACAAGTGATCGCCTTGGTTGTCTGCACAAGAGGCTCCAAAAGCTTCTCAGTGCTGCGCCAGAGCATAGCGGCATATGCTGCCGACTTGGTGACGATCCGGCCCTATTGCACAGGCCACAGCACCTTTGGAGAGGCATATAACTACGCCATGGCGGATGCGTTTCAGGACTGCTCTGAGATGCTGATCGCCAATGATGATATTGTCTTAACTCCCAGCACCATCAAAACACTGCTGGAGGACGTTAAGGCCCTCAAGCTGACCACACCAAGACTGGGCTTGGTTGGCACATGGTCAGACAATGTGCGCGGCTTGCAGAGCATCAAGAAAAACCCCGGCAATCAAATTAAGCGCACACATACGCTGTCGCCGATCCTGGCCTGGATCAGCAAAAGAGCCTTCACGGCGGTCCAGTTTCCGCCCCTGAATTGGTATTCTGATGATGTTTTGTGTGAGGATTTAGCCCGGCTGGGCTTTGAGCATTATATCTCCAGGGCATATGTTCATCATGTGGGGTCTGCTACATTAGGCCCAGACGATTGGAAGAATTACCATGATGCTTTGCCATGGTTGTGGGACAATCGGCCTGAATATGCGACCCGTTGGAACCTGAAAGACAGAGGGGAAAATGTCTGAAAGGCTAAAGATTGCTATTTGCGCCATCAGTAAGAATGAGGCGCAATTTGTGAAGCGCTTTTGCGATAGCGCCAAGGATGCCGATTTGATTATGATCGCCGATACTGGCTCAACCGATGACACAATTCAGGTTGCCAGGGATTGCGGAGCAACGGTCCATGAGATTTGCATCTCTCCTTGGCGATTTGATCACGCTAGAAATGCTGCTTTGGCGCTCTTACCGCGTGACATTGATATCGTAATTGCTTTGGATGTTGATGAGGTGATGGAGCCGGGCTGGCGGGAGGAGATTGAGCGCGTTTGGACGCCCGAAACCACCCGTTTGCGGTACTATTTCGACTGGGGCTGCGGCATTCGGTTCCAGTATGAGAAGATTTTCGCCCGGCATGGCTATCACTGGCACCATCCCTGCCACGAATATCCCAGGCCGGATGGCAGGACCAAGGAGGTCTATGCCTATACTGACATGCTGCTGGTCAGCCATCACCCTGATCCGACCAAAAGCCGTGGGCAGTACATCGATCTGCTGGAATTGTCGGTAAAGGAAGACCCGCACTGCCCGCGCAATGCCTTCTATTACGCCCGAGAGCTTACTTTCTACAGCAAGTGGCAGGAAGCGGTAGAAGCCCTGCATCGGTATCTGGCG